TTGTACCTGTTCCAGCAAATGGGTCTAGCACTAAACCATCTTTTGGTGTAACTAATCTTACTAGATATTTCATTAACCTTAAAGGTTTAACAGTAGGGTGGTCTGTATCACCTTTTTCTTTTTTACTTGCCTTTGTACAATAAAAATATTTTGACCAATCTTCATCTAGTCCATCGTGGATAAAGTTTGAAGGATATCTACCCTTATCATTTTGTTTAGATGATATATTTTTCATACCTAACTTAAATATATTTTCTGTGTTTTTATATACTTTTTTATTTCTATTACTATGCCAATTTTTAGGGTTGTCATTTTCATCTAAAGGCACTCTACATTCATCTAAATTTAAATCTTTATTTACTCCTTTTCTTGCCATAACAATAGGTTCGTGTGCAGGTTTTAGTAAGTTTTTTCTTTTAGGAAAACCACTACCATATACCCAATTAATCATATCAAAGATTTCAAAACCAGCGTCTTCTATAGCTACTGCCATTCTGTGATAATTTCTTGTAGCAGCGAAAGCTAATAATACACCTTTTGGTTTTATAGTTCTATATACCTGTTCCCAAAATTCTTTTTGAAAAGCAATATCACCGCCATCCCATTCTTGTCCCATAAAGCCTTTTGACAATCTATTAAACGAACCATCTTTACCGTGTTTAGCGGCTGGACCTGTTGTAAATCTTTTTACAATAGATTGTAAATGATATGGTGGGTCTGTAACACACGAATCAAAAACATTATCATCTAAAGTTTTTAAGTGTTCTAAGCTGTCTGCGTTAATGATTTTATTAGTATCCATAATAATAATATTAAAATTAAAAATGCCTTTGTATCTATTCTAGTCATAGCAATTCTTTGACCCCATTGAAAGAATACAAATACTGTAAAATATAAAAGTATCATTGAAGTTATCATCCAAAAAATGCCTCTAAACTTGCCTTTGGTTCAGGTGACCAACCAATACTTTCTAAAATAAATCTCATTGGATCTAAAAAAGTTTTATCAAATTGTACTTCATAATCAATATATTCTTGTAATTTAAATTCTTTAGGCAACTTTGTAACATAACTAATTACATCAAACTTAAATGGATTTGCCTCTAGTAATTTAACAAATTTAATTTTATCACCTTCTTGTATCAATGGATATTTGTTTTGTAAACCAAACTGTTTTATTTGATGATTATATATTAATGCACCTTTCACGTGAATAGGTGTACCTTTAATAAACACATCACTAGAAGAATAATATTTTTTCATATTATTACAACTTCTAGGAAACGATACTGCCTCAGCAGGTAAAGAAAAGAATATAGTTTTAAAGTCTTTTACAAATTTATGTAAATCAGACTCTTGTTTAGACATTATAATTTTAATCGCCTCTTTAATTTTAGTTCTACAAATTTCTGGTGTTGATGATTTAACTGCCTCAATACCCATAATTTTTAATTTAGGTTCTTCAAACGTAATACCTTCTTCGTCTAATACGTTTAACATATATCTTTTTTTAGCAGTCCATATACCTTTGTCAGCAATAACTTCTCGTTTCATAACCATTTTATTTTTAAATGCGTTAGTATATTCTGCAAGTTGTTCAAAACATTTTTCTAGGAATGGTTCTATTCTACCTTCAACAACTTTATTAATAAATCTTAATTTCTGTTCAGTAGATTTATCTTTACAAACTTGTTCTACTAACTTATCTAATGTAAGATAAATTGAATCTGTATCGGATGCCACAATGTAATCTATTTTGTCGTGTGTCTTTAATATATTATTCATATATTCATTTACATTCTGCTCAATAAAACGAATTACAAATTGACCTGCCATTGTGATTGCCATTGCCTGTCTTACATCATAATATCTAAAGTATTGATTACCGATGGCGCCGTAAGCACTATTTAATGCAATTTTCTTTGCCCATTGAATATTATGACAACGAGCAATCTCATTTAAAAGACTAGGGTCTTTTGTTTCATTATATTTTTTCTTCGCCTCTAACATTAATTTCTTATACGTTACACGATCATTATACATTTTGCCTAATAGTTTAGGTAAAAAACCTTCACTATCAGTTTTAAATAATGCACCGTTTGGTGTAATAGTTGCACCTTCCGTTTTAAGATATGTTAGAGGCGTTGCCTGATTTAACATCTTGTTCACCGTAATACCATTTGGTTTCATACCTATAATCTTTTCGGGAGAAATATTATATTGCATAATCAAATGTGGGTATAGTGAATTGATGTCAAACGAAACAATCCATTTGTGCATACCTACTAGAGGATCTTTTACATACGCACCAGGATACTTCTCATCTTTTAAGTTATCTTCTTTTGGTGGTATGACTATGTTATCTTTACGTAAGAAGTTATAGATTAATGTATCCCAAAATCTAACTTGTGAAAATACATCTTGGTAATTAACTTTTGCCTCATACGCCATTGTTAAGATAAGTTCAATCAGTTTTAATTTATCTTCTAACTGGTCAACGATCTCAACGTCTTTAATATTATAATCTACAAATGATTGAAAGTCTTTTGTATACCATTCCCTAAATGTATCATAAGGATTTTCATCTTTAGGTAATCCTAATTCTACTTTACCGATATGATCTAACTTATAACTTTCTTGTCTTGTTGGTATAAACTTTTTGTACAGATCAAGGTAATCTAACATTGCAATACCATATAAAGTATAATGTAATTGTGATCTACCTCTTACAACTATTTCTTCGGTGCCTACTAAATTCCAAGGCGATAATCTTCTTACAACCTTTTCATCTGTAAGTAATTTAATTCTATTGCATAGATAAGGTAAATCAAAAAACTTTGTATTCCAACCTGTGATTACATCTGGATAATTCTTCATCCAAAACTTCATAAACTCCATAATCAATGCCTTCTCGGACTTACATCTTATATAAGTTACATCTGTTCTATCAGTTTTAAACTCACCTGTACCCCACGTAATAATTTGTTTGTTAGATTGATTTTTAACTGTGATTGCTAACAGTTCTTCAATAGGATTTTGTATATCAGGAAAACCGTTTTCAGCACCACACTCTATATCAAGTGTAAATATTTTAATGTGATCTTTTGAAAACTGTATATCGTTAGGAAATTCATCTGCAATATATTGATACTGATAACGATCCATACCAAAGATAGGTGCATTTTCAGTATTATAACTTCTTTTGAAATCTCTTGCCTTTTTAATACTACCAAACTTAATTGGTTTTAAACATTGACCAGTAAGTGTTTTAAATTCTGTATCTTCTTGTGAGATTGCATAAAGAGTAGGACTATAATCAATCTTCTCTTTATACTCTTGTCCCTCGTGTACACCTCTTACAAGAAGTTTACCGTGGTGTTCTATTACACTTTTATAAAAGTTCATCATCCCTCAAATGTAGAGTGATATTATCAAGTTCTTTAGTTAACATTATTTGACAACTCAATCTACTTATACCTTTTTTGTATCCATTTTCATATTCTAATAATTCTTGTTCAGGTGTATTATAATCTATTTCACCTAATTTGTCAATCCAGGCATTGTTGACATACACGTGGCAAGTGCCACAAGCACAACACCCACCACAAGTGGCAGGTATTTCTTCCAAGTTTGCCTCTCTAGCGGCTTCCATTACAGTCCATCCTGCAGGAACCTTTACTTGGACTTTCTCATTGTTTGTCCTAATAAAGTTTACTGTTATCACTTTTTCAAAGTAGGTATAGATGTTTCTGTAATTAAATCTGCTTTTGGTGTTATTATTCTACTTGTGTTTTGTTGATACGAAGCAAGTATTTCTCTTTTTGGATTTACAGTTGAAACTATATTTGCTGTTTTGATTTCAACTTCTTCACTATCAGCATATGGACTATACAAAGTCATCATCAATTGTACAGGTTTACCTGGTCCTTGTTGATGTGGTATAATTACAAATGGTTGTTTTAGTTTAGTTGTTTCTACTGACTTATCTATAATCTTTGCGATTATATCCTCTCCTGTTGAGAGTCTCATTATCTTCACGTCTGACATAATATTTCTCCTTATTATTATAATATA